GTGAGATTATAAGACCAGCTATATCAGATAGAAAAGGCTGGGTATTGTTTATAGGAACTCCTAAAGGCAGAAATCACTTCGCTACTCTACGAGATAAAGCAGCACTGGGTGAGGATGGCTGGAATCTATTAGAATTTAAAGCCAGCGAAACTGGGTTAGTAGACCAGGACGAATTAAACGCAGCACGAAAAAGAAATGGGTGAGGACAAATACTCTCAAGAGTTTGAAGTAAACTTTCACACCCCAGTAGAGGGTGCTTACTACGGAACGCTTATTAATGACCTAGAGTTTAAAGGTCAGATTAGCGACAGTGTGATTCGTGATGACATCTGCAAAACATTTGTTAGCTGGGATTTAGGCATGGGTGACAGTACAGCTATATGGGTCTGCCAAGTTGCAGGACAAGAGTTACACATTATAGATTACATGGAAGACCACGGACAAGGACTTGACCATTACGTCAACTGGTTAAGAGATAACCGATACGACACAGCAGAGCAGTTACTGCCACACGACATACAAGTAAGAGAATTAGGGACAGGTAAGTCCAGACTAGAAGTATTACAGGAAGCAGGATTGAATTGTAGGGTTGTACCAAAGCTGGGTATCGATGATGGCATACAGGCTGTTAGAAGAATACTACCACGCTGCTGGTTTCATACCAAAGTAAAAGACGCAGTTGACCTATTAAGAAACTACCGCAGAACATATGACGAGAAAAGAGATGTGTTCTTTGATAAGCCTCTGCATGATTTTACCAGCCATGCTGCTGATTCATTCAGATACTTGGCAATTGGATTAAACGAAACAGATGATGGATGGGACAAACCTCTAAAAATAAATTCACAATGGATAGTATAAATGGCATATGACAAAAAGAAGATGGATGTAAATTCAGATGAGAGTAGGGAGCTTGTTAATATTATTGGCTCATACATTGATGACTCTCTAGGATTTATCTCTACCGAAACATCACTAGGTCGCCAAAGAAGCCTTGAGTATTACATGAGAGAGCCTTATGGTAATGAGGTTGAAGGCCGTAGCCAGATAGTAACTGCAGAAGTAGCAGAGGCTGTCGATGGAGCTTTACCACAACTAATCAAAGTATTCACTCAATCAAAGAACGCAGTTGTATTTGAACCAGTCAACGATGGTGATGCAGAGTTAGCCGAACAGGCAACGCAGTATGTCAATCACATATTCTATAAAGACAATAACGGATTCGCTTTACTACACGATATGTTCTGGGATGGCCTTTGTCAAAAGGTCGGCGTACTCAAAGCATACTGGGATGACAAGAAAGACGTTACCAAAGAAAAGTATAACAACCTAACAGAAGATGAGCTTGCAATGATTATGCAAGACGATGAAGTAGAAATAGTATCGCAGGAAATAGTAGAGGAAGTCATAGAACAAGAACCACAACCAGCTATAGACCCATCTACTGGTCAACCACCTATAGACCCTATGTCTGGACAACCTATGGTTGATGAAATGGGTATGCCTTTGATGGTAGAAGTACCACCGATTGTTAATACTTACTACAACATTAAATGCAAACGCACTGTCGATTCATCTAAAGTTAAAATAGAGTCAGTTGCTCCAGAAGAGTTCCTAATAGATAAACGTGCTACTACCATAGCAGACGCTACATTTGTTGCACAAAGAAGTTTAGTTACTCGCAGTGATTTAGTCGCAATGGGTTATGACAAAGAAACGGTTGCGGGATTGTCTATTGGCGACACGTTAGACTTTACTCCAGAAAGAGTAGCAAGATACCAAGCAGGCGAAGAGCCTTTCAATACTAATAACTCTGGCGATGAAAGTCAGGAGTTGGTAGAGTATTACGAGTGTTATGTTAAGGCAGATTTGGATAACGAAGGTATAGCATCACTTCACAGAGTTTGTTATGCAGACAACCAAGTGCTATCACATGAAGAATGTGACTACGTTCCATTCCATAGTGTTTGCCCATTCCCTATCCCACATAAGTTCTTTGGTGAATCATTAGCCGACAGGACAATGGACATACAACTCATCAAGTCGACTATCACTAGACAGATGCTAGACAACTTATACCTCACTAACAACTATAGAGTTGGAGCAGTAGAAGGCCAAGTAAACCTTGATGACTTACTAACATCCACAGCGGGTGGCGTGATTAGAATTAAGAACCCTAATGCGTTAGTACCATTATCTGTTCAATCCAGCGCTGGACAATCATTCCCTATGCTTGAGTATTTAGATACTGTACAGGCTAAAAGAACTGGCGTAAGCGAAGCATCACAAGGATTAGACCCAAACATACTACAGAATGTAACAGCAACCGCAGTCGCAGCTATGTCAAGTGCAGCAGGCGGTAAAATAGAATTGATAGCTCGTATCTTTGCAGACACTGGCGTTACCTCTTTATTCAAAGGCATCTTGCAACTCGTATGTAAATACCAGGATAAAGAAAGAATCATCAAAGTTAATAATAGTTATGTACCCATGAATCCCAGAGAGTGGAGCAATCAATACAATGTCACTGTTAACGTAGGACTAGGCACTGGCTCTAAAGGCGAACAGTTAAGTGTTATGCAAATGATTCTTGATAAGCAAGAGCAGATGCTAACCCAGTACGGACTAGGTAACCCATTAGTCAGCATTAAACAATACCGGGATACCCTCGCCAAATTTGTCAACATGGCTGGATTTAAAGATGAGTCTGGATTCCTAAAAGATATTACTGACGAAGAATCAGAGCAGTTGGCTCAACAACAAGCAGAGCAACCACAGACTGACCCTAATACCGAAGCAGCTAAAATACTAGCACAGGTAGAGAAAGAGAAAGCTGAAATGCAAATGCAGGCCAAGATGGCTCAACTTGAATTAGACAAACAACAGTTGGAATTAAAAGTCCAGAAAGAAATGCTTGAGCTACAACAGAAACAAGCACAGTTTGAAGCAGAGATGGCTATCAAAGAAATGGAGCTTATGCAAAAAGCACAGAATGATAATAAGAAATCTGACCTTGCACAATCCAAAGAACTAATCAACGCTTTAGATAAGATTAATAACTTGTCCCAACAGGGGGATTTAATTGGATAGAAAAGCAGAAATACGGAGCGTACTAAACACCGAGTCCTTTATCAACGAACTAGATGATATGACCCAAGAATGTTTTAACGACATAAAGAACTCTAACCCTGAAGATACGGAAGCAAGAGAAAGAGCTTACAACAGGATTAAAGCAATAGATAGCATGATGACTAGACTTCAATCTGTAGTCGACAGCGACAAGATTAAGGATAAATCATGGACGATATTATAATCTTTTGATTATATGGTATGCCACGCCTAGCTGGTAATTAAGGAAATACAATGAGTGAAGAAACCACGACTCCAGAAGTTGGAAGTGGACAAGACAGCCCTATTACATTAGAAGATGCAGCATCTGCTTTTGAAGGTATGTTATCCACCCCAGAGGACTCTAACGAGCAACCAACTGAACAGGAAGAAGATACAGAAGAAGTAGAGGTAGAGGAAACTGAAGATGAAGAAGTTGAGTTAGAAGCTGAAGAAGCTGAAGATGATACAGAAGAATCTGAAGATGACTCCGAAGTTGAAGATGAAGAAGAAGTTGAGGAAGAACAAACTTTCACAGTGAAGGCTGCTGGCGAAGAAAAAGAAGTTACCCTTGATGAACTTAAGAAATCCTATCAACTGGGCTCTGACTATACTAAAAAGACTCAAGAAATAGCCGAACAGCGTAAGGTCATTGACCAAGAAGCTAAAGCTATTATTGAAGCTCGACAAGTTAGGGATGACTATTCACAACGCTTGCAAGCAGTAGAACAATTTTTGGTTGGTAGTAACGATAGCCAAGAAGATTTAGCAGGCATGAAAGAGAACGACCCAATAGGATACGCAGTTAAGGTCGCAGAGATGACCGAGAAAAAAGAACAGTTACAACAGGTGCATGCTGAACAACAACGAATTGCTCAAGAGCAAAACTCGGATAGGTCAGCACAAATGCAAAAGTATGTAGCTGCAGAAGCAGAAAAATTAGCGCAATCCTTGCCAGAGTTTTCAGATAAAGTCAAAGGCGAACAAACTCGTAATGAGATTCGTAACTATGGAAAAAAGCTTGGTTTCACAGATGAAGAATTATCTCAAGTCTATGATTCACGGCATGTTCTAGTCTTACACAAAGCTGCACAATACGACAAATTAATGGCAGGTAAAGCTGGCGTTAAGAAGAAAGTAGCTAATGCTCCCAAAACAATAAAGGGTGGAGCTAAAGTAAATCAGACTGTGACAGACAGAACTAAAAACAACAACAGAGGTTACTGCGAACTGGCGATGCTAGGGATGCAGCAGCTTTATTTGAAAAATTCATTTAAGGAAAAATAACAATGGCTTCATTTAAGACGTACAGTGCGGTTGGTATGCGTGAGGATTTATCCAACACGATTTACAACATCGCTCCAACAGAAACTCCAGTAGTTTCTTCAATTGGTAAAACTAAAGCAACAGCTACTCTACATGAGTGGCAAACAGATACACTAGGAGCAGCAGCTAACACAGCATTAGTAGAGGGTGCGGATGCAGCAGCATTTACCGCAGTCGCTACAGTTAGAGCTACTAACAGAACTCAAATTCTAGGTAAGACAGTAAACATTACTGGCACTCTTGATAGCGTTGACACAGCAGGTCGTAAGACAGAAACAGCTTATCAATTAGCTAAAGCAGGACAAGAACTTAAACGAGATATTGAGTACGCTATTCTTGGTAACGTAGCACCTGTAACAAGTGCAGCAGATACAGCACCTAAAATGGCTTCTTTACAAACTTGGATTAGAACTAACTGGACTTCAGTTGGTACAGGTTCTCCAGCTGCTCCTGCATCACCTCCAGGTTCTGCAATTAGAACTGCAACTTCAACTGGTACTACAGCAGCGTTTACAGAAGCATCTCTTAAAGCAGCAATGAAAGCAGCGTTTAATGCTGGCGGTACTCCAACTATGTTGGTTGTTCCACCTAACCAGAAAGTTAAAGTATCAGGCTTTACTGGTATTGCAGCTAATCGTGTTTGGACTGACAACGTTGGTAAAAGCACTAAAGCAGCAGCTATTGTTGGTGCAGCAGATGTGTATCTTTCAGACTTCGGTATGCTTTCAGTAATTCCAGAAAGATTCATGACTTCTGATTACGCTTCTAACAATGGGGAACAAGCGTTAATTCTTGACCCTACTATGTTAGCTCTAGCTACATTAAGACCATTCCAGTCTACGCTTCTTGCTAAAACTGGTGATGCTGAAAAACATCAAATGCTTACAGAGGTTACTCTGCAAGTTAATAACGAAGCAGCACATGCAATTGTTGCTGATTTGAACGCTTAATTTAAGTGTTGATATAGCCCACTTCGGTGGGCATATCTTTGTAATTAAATGTTGTATGTTAATTACGATATAGCATGTAATTAATTTAAGGATACTTATGGATAACACATTAGAAGAAGAGTTAAATAAACCAATTACATATAGGCATCAGACAAAACATGATACCGACAATGGCTATGTTATAGAAACATACCAAGACTGTACCGCTATTGTAGACTCAAACAAAGAAGACATGATTACCGCCAATACTAAATGGGGTAATGATATGTTTGACAACAAAGTAGCATCTATACCTATGACAGTCATTGATGACTTAAACAAAAAACAAATTATGCAAGGATTTCAAGTATTAGACCTAAAAAGGTTTAAGGCTTTCTTGAATCATCCAGACAACAGATTCTTTAGAACAAAACCAGGAAAAGTATAAATGGCATTTTTTACGGACTATACAACACTGCAAGCTACCATAGCTAATTATTTAGCTCGTAGTGATTTAACCGCAACTATCCCAGAGTTCATTAGACTCGCTGAAGATAGATTAAGCAGAGATTTGCGTATTAGGCAGATGCTAAAGGTTGTTACTACCAATACCGTTGCAGCCGACGCTACTGTAGAGATTCCATCAGACTTTCTAGCAATGAGAGATTTACACCTATCTGGTACAGACCCAATAGGCACAATAAACTTTCAATCACCTAGTAACTTTTATAGAAATACCAGAGCAACATCTAATGGACAACCAGTATTTTATACCGCACTAGGTAGTGAGTTCAGATTCGCTCCTATACCAGACGCAGCTTATGAATTGCAGATGTTGTATTACTACAAACCTGAATACATGAGCTCAACTGTTTCATCAAACCTTTGGTTAGCAAATACACCTGATTTACTGCTTTATGCAGCACTTGGTGAAGCAGAGCCATTCTTAATGAATGATGAGAGGATTAATACTTGGGCAGCAATGTATGACAGAGGTCTTAATTCATTAACTAAATCAGATGATGAAGGGGAATTCCCTGCTCATCCAATGTCAATAACTTTAACTACGAGGTAATTAATCATGGCAGATATGTCAGACTTCCTAGAAGTCGCTTTATTAAATTCAACACTAAACGGTGCTGCTTTTTCAGCAGTTGATAATCCGTACATTTCTTTACATACAGCTAACCCTACTGACACAGGTACAGGCACAGAAGTTTCTGGTGGCTCTTACGCAAGAGTAGCATCTTCTTTTGCAACAGCTTCAGGCACGTCTGGCTCTGTAGTATCTGATGCTGACGCAACATTCCCTACAGCAACCGCAGGATGGGGTGTCGTAGGTTGGATAGGATTATGGGATTCTTTATCAGGTGGCAACATGCTATATCACACAGCATTAGACGCATCTAAAACTATTGACTCTGGTGATATTTTCAAGATTTCTTCTGGAAATTTAACAGTCACATTAAGTTAAGGACAGGTTATGGCTTTAGTCGTTAAAGACCGTATTAATGAAACCACTACTACCACTGGTACAGGCACAGTTACGCTTGCAGGTGCGGTAACAGGATTTCAAACATTCGCTGCTGTTGGTGATGGAAGCACTACTTATTATGCTATTACTAACGGTAATGCTTGGGAAGTAGGTTTAGGCACTTACACTACTTCAGGAACTACGTTATCCAGAACTACCATACTTGAATCTAGCAATGCTGGAGCAGCACTGACATTATCAGGAACAAGTAACGTATTCTGTACATACCCTGCCGAGAAAGCAGTGATATTAAATGGCACAGTGATTAATGATGCTAATGTAGTTGCTACAGCAAACATTGTTGATGATGCTGTAACTGCAGATAAACTAGCTAATTCAATTAATACTGATATTGCTACTGGTGTTACAGCAGATACAACAGCTAATGCAGCATTACCTAAAGCTGGTGGTACTATGACAGGTAATATTGTCTTGGGTGCTAGTACCGTAGGTGGTCTACAAATAACAACCACAGCTACTTCAAATATTGGACTAGGAACTAGTGCTGTAGATTCAATTACTACAGGTGATTACAATGTAGGTGTAGGTGATGATGCCTTAACAGCGACTACCGAGGTAGTAACAACGTAGCAGTGGGCTACCAATCTTTATATTTAAATACTACAGGTGCTGAAAATATAGCAGTTGGCAGAAGTTCTCTCTATAGTAATACCTCTGGTTCTAACAATACAGCATTAGGGCGTCAAGCCCTCTTCGCCAATACCACAGCATCAAGTAATACTGCCGTTGGTTATCAGTCGTTAATAGCAAATACTACAGGTGATAATAATACAGCTCTTGGCTATCAGGCAGTAGGTTCTAATACAACTGGAGCTGAAAACACAGCTCTTGGTAAAAATGCTTTATATAGTAATACTACAGGTAGTAATAATACAGCATTAGGTAGACAAGCTTTAACTAATAATACCGCATCTAACAACACAGGTGTTGGTTATCAGTCTTTATATACCAATACTACAGGTTCTGGTCTTACAGCTCTTGGGTATAAATCTTTATATGCTAATACCACAGGAGCTGAAAACACAGCTCTTGGCAGAAATGCTATGCTAACAAATACTACTGGAGCGTATAACATAGGTATAGGTAGAGATGCTTTACTAGACAATACAACTGGTAGCTACAACGTAGCCATTGGATTACC